GGAGTAGAATATGAAACTCCTCAAGAGTGGGTTGCAAATTGTCCAGAACATGAAGGTCATCCAGAATATTGTACAGAAGCAGATGCAGATTATAATTCGGATGAATGTAGAAATTGGAGAGCCCACTGTGACACTGAAGATGAGACAGTATGTAAAGAACACAGTCAATGTACATTTGAAGATGGTAAATGTAGTTTCTAATTATTTTTTTGTATTAATTTAAAAACAAGTAATATATATTATATATATATTATGGAAGGTTCGGGTGATTATAATCCAAATAATACTTCAAATACACAAAATATAAATATAAATCACGATGAAATGGATCTAGGGTTAGACCCAATACAACAAGAATTTGTACATCCATTATTAAGGTTATTTATGCAAAGTTTATTAGAAATACCACAAGAAGATTTTCAAGATATACAAGAACAATCTTTTCAAGAACAACAAGTTTTACAAACACCATGTTCTATTGATTTTATAAATAAATTAGAAGAACTTGATATTATACAATCAGATATAGATGAAAAACTTTCTTGTGCTATATGCCAAGAAGAATTTAAATTAGGTGAAAAAGTTGTCGGAGTTCCATGTTCTCCAAAGCCTCATTATTTTCATATAGAAAATAGTAATTGTGAAGGAATTATACCGTGGTTAAAAAAAAATAATACATGTCCAGTTTGTAGGACAGAATTCCCTAAGGAAGTTGTTAAAGAGGAAACAGCTTGTACACGACTACAGCGCATGGCACAGCAAGGTGGTATGGGACCCACACAACCAAATAATATAGAAGATGATGATAGAGAACAAGAAGAGGAACATATTTTACCAAATATACCTGTTAATTTTAATGATAATGCAATATTTTCAGAATTTTTACAAACATTAATTAATACAGAAATACAACCTATAAATATAACAAATGATGGGTTTATTCATGATGAAGTAGAAGAGGCGATCCGTCGTTCATTAGAATAATAATATAATAATAATAGTATATAAATGGACGAAAATGTTGAAAAATTTTTAATGGCGAATGATGTTCAATTGGGTAAAATTTATGATGAAGGTATTGAACAATTTAAAGAAGGATTATTATATGTAAAATTTATGGTTAAAGAAGATAAAGTTGATGTAATTTTTATAAATCCAGAACAAATAAATACTTTATTGACAAATAATGGTTGGGAAGAAATGAAAAAAAGAGGAGAAAATAAAAGAATTTGTTTAATACAAAATGGTGAAAAGATGTGTATTGTTCATATTTAAATTAATTCATGTATTATTTTTTCTATTATTTTTTTATCAATTTTCCCATTATGTATAACTTTATATCTTTTTATAATTTCATTAAATAATAATTCATTCTTTACATTTAATTTTTTATTTATAATATCTTTTAGTTTATGGATATTTATTGTAACTTTTTCAGAAGGATAATTATAAGTTTCTAATTCAGATAAACGATTTTTAAGTATTATTATATTTTTTTTTAATAAATTATTTTGATTTCTAATATTAACAAGATCTTCATATATATCTATATTTTCTATATTAGAATTCATATCTTCTAAATCTTCAACTTTTTTTTCTAACCTATCATTGTGTTTTTCTAAGAAACTGCATTTAGTTTGCAATTTAGTATTTGATTCATTTAAAGTTTCACATTCTTTTTTCAATTCTTTAATATCTTTATCTCTTTTGTATAATAAATCCGCTTTCTTTTTAAGACCAAGTATTTCTTCATTCAATGAGTTAATTAATTTATTATTGTCATCAAAAGAATCTTTACTATTTACTAATATACTAGATTGTAATCTATTATTATTATTTCCTGTGTTTTTTTTTTCTTTATTTAATAAGTTTTGAAAACTAAGTCTTTCAGGACTTTCAATAGAATTACTATATCTTTTCATATAAAAGTAATTAATATATTAATTATTTATCTTAAACTATATATATTTACATATACATATGTTCGGGTGCTTTATATAATTCATCTTTCTTAAGTAACATATCTAAATCTTCTTCTTTTATTTTATAAGGTATTTGAAAATCTTTTAAAGTATATGGTAATTTAATATCGGTAGAATCATTATCTTTATTATATAACATATCATACATATTTACCTTTGATATTATAGTTTCAAAACACCTTTTTAGATTTCTAACACCCTTTTCATTATTAGTATAATTATCAATAATAAACTTAATTATATCTTCTGTAAATATTATGTTATCTTGAAATTTAAATGTATTCAATAATTGAGGTAATAAATATTTATTAGTTATTTGTATCTTATCATCAGTATTAAACCCCTTAGTATTAATTACATACATTCTATCTTTTAAGATTGGATCTATCATATTTTCATCATTAAATGAGAATATAAATAAAACTTTTGATAAATCTATATCTATTCCAGAAAAATAATTATCCTGAAATTTATCATTTTGAGATTGATCTGTTAAATGAGTTAATAAATGTATAATTTCTTGACCTTTATAAGTATCACTCACTTTATCTAACTCATCAAAATATATAATAGGGTTCATGCATTTAGATTGTATTAATATTTCAATAATTCTCCCCCAATGCGAACCCTCATAGGTATAATTATGACCATCGAAAAATGAAGAATCTGATGCCCCACCTAAGGCTATAAAAGCAAATGGTCTATTAATTGCTTTTGCAATACCTTCTTTAACAAGTGTGGTTTTACCATTACCCATTGGACCTTGTAAAGCTAAAATATTTCCACCAGATGAAGGATTTTTAATCCATTTCCCTAATACTTGTAATATATGACTTTTTGCATCTTCATGACCATATATAGCTTTATTCAAAGTTTCATATGTATTTTTAAGGAAACTTTTTTTATCATCAATATCTGAATCATCATTTATAGGCAATGTTACATATTTAGAAAAAGGAATTTTTATTAATCCACTAATCCATTGATCCATTTTGCTATATTCACCTGAAGATACATCCATATTTTCTATTTTATTTATTTGAGAAATAGCTGTTGATTTTGTAGTAATATCCATTTCAGATTGTAATATCTTAAATTTTAAAGGTATATTTAAGTCATTTATTTTATCTATATCATTAATATCTTTTATAATTTTTTTCTTATTCTCAATTGTTTGTTTAATAAAGTATTCAAAATGTGCATCTCCTTCTATATCTTTCTTACTTATTAATTCAGTATATAAAGTATCATATTCGTCCAATTCATAACCATTATCTTCTTCTTTTTTATTTTCAAAGTTATGTTGAAAGATTGATTCGGTATTATTTAGTGGTACATTATCTTCTATACCTGAATCTTCTATATCTGAATCTTCTATATCTAAATCTTCTTCATTCCATTCTGAATCTGAAGATTCTTCTATCTTTCTTTTTTTATCAATATGTTTTTCTTGGAGTTCTTCATTCGCTTTATCTACTAAGCTATTTAATATTAATTCAACAACATTATCATTAAAATTAATGTTTGATTGAGGCTTCTTATAAATAGATTTATAAGGACTATTTCTAAGGCGATCTAATTCTTTATTTAATTCATTATCATCAAAATCTTGTTCACATTCATAATCAATTAAATCTTTAATATTTCCATGTTCATCTAATTCTTCATCACTATCATCTATATCATCATCACTATGGTCTGATACATCATACGATTTCTTGGGGGAGTCTGTTGTTTTTGATCGAGTTTTCATCGGATGATTATTTAACATTATATAATATTATTATCTTTTTTTTAAATATTGATTTAATTTATAAATTTGAAACTTACAAAATTAAATTATTTAAAAAAAAGATAATTATATATATAATGAATCGGATGAATCGAATAAATCAAAATAATTTAGAACCCGACACAAAAAATGTTGATGGAGTTCAATTTAGTATTATGGGTCCAGATGAAATACGAAATAGGTCAGTCGTAGAAGTTACCAAACATGATACATATGAAAAAGATGTCCCAGTTATTAAGGGAATTTTTGACCCTAGAATGGGTGTAACTGATATGGGTAAAATATGTAAAACTTGTGGTCAAAAGAATATTCAGTGTCCAGGGCATTTTGGACATATTGAATTAGCAAGACCAGTATATCATTATCATTTTATACAGATACTTATTAAGATACTTAAATGTGTGTGTTTTAAATGTTCAAAATTATTGGTTAACAAAGATAATATTATAATTAAAGATATTATTAAGAAACCGAGTAAAGTTAGATTTCAAGAAATATATAATGAATGCCAAAGAGTAAATCAATGTGGTCAGGAAACAGAAGATGGTTGTGGTTGTAAACAACCAGATAATTATAAATTAGAAGGATTAGTTGGTATTCAGGCAAAATGGAAAAATCTTGAAACACCAGAAGGTTTAACTCCAGAACAATTAGAAGAGTTTGAAAAAATGAAGAGTCAAATTATACCAATTGAACATATTAAACAAATATTAGAAAGAATATCTGATGAAGATGCAGAATGTTTAGGCTTTTCTAATTATTGGTGTCGCCCAGAATGGTTAATATGTTCAGTTTTACCAGTTCCACCACCTTGTGTAAGGCCTTCTGTAAAACAAGATAATTCTCAAAGAATGGACGACGACTTAACACATAAGATATCTGATATAGTTAAGTGCAATAATACTTTAATTCAAAAAATAGAAAAAAATTCAAGACCTGAAGTTATTGCAGATTGGAGTAAAGTATTACAATATCATTGTGCTACTCTTATTGATAATGATATTCCAGGGATTGCTCAGTCAGCGCATCGTTCTGGAAGGGTTTTAAAATCTATTAGACAAAGGTTAAAGGGCAAAGAAGGGAGAATCAGAAACAACCTTATGGGGAAGAGGGTTGATTTCTCTGCTAGAAGTGTTATTACACCTGATCCAAATATAGAATTAGATGAACTTGGTGTTCCACTTGTTATTGCTAAAAATCTTACATATCCCGAAATAGTATCTAAATTTAATATTAAGAAATTAACAATGTTAGTAAGGAATGGACCTAATTACCCTGGAGCAAATTCAATTATTAAGAAAAATGAAGGTAATATGAAAAAAACTATACTAGATAGCAATAAAAGTGAAATAATATTAGAAATTGGAGATACAGTTAACCGACAACTATTAGATGGTGATTATGTATTATTTAATCGTCAACCCTCACTACATAAAATGAGTATGATGGCTCATAGGGTCCGAGTCATGTCTGGAAATACTTTTAGACTAAATATTTCTGTAACACCTCCATATAATGCTGATTTTGATGGGGATGAAATGAATATGCATGTTCCTCAGGGCATTGAATCTAGTATTGAATTAAAAGAAATTATGTTAGTATCTAAACAAATTATATCTCCAAGGGAAAATAAGCCAATTATTACTATAGTTCAAGATACTTTACTTGGTATTAATAGATTAACTGGATATAATACAATTAGATATTTACCATCAAGTTCTGATAGAATATTATCAGTTACAAATACCAATAATATATTCATTAAGGGCAGTAAAAGTAAAAATGCTAAATCTGTAACTGTAAGTTCTAGTTATTTTAATAGAAAACAATTTATGAATATTATTACAAATTTATCAACATTTGGTAGAGAAATACCTAAACCCGAAATTAAAGAAGGTAATATTAAATATTGGACAGGTAAGCAAGTTATAACTTATATTCTACCTGAAGATATTAACCTTGAAATGAATAATAGTATGGGTGAAGAAGATACTGATATTGTAAATTATGTTAAGATTATTAGTGGTATATTAGAACAGGGAACACTTGATAAAGGTTTATTTACTAAAGTTTCCAAAGGTTTGATTCATACAATTTATAATGATATGGGCAGTGAAAGAACTAAAGATTTTATTGATGATTTACAGAAAATTGTATCATACTATCTATTAATAGAAGGATTTAGTGTTGGTATCAGTGATATGATCGCTGATAAAAAAACCAATAATAAAATAAATAAAGTAATTTCTAAGAAAAAAGAAGAAATTGATGAAATTATGCAAGATCTACACTTAAATATATTTGAAAATTTTACAGGTCAAAATAATAATGACTATTTTGAAAGTAAAGTTAATGGAATCCTTAATAAAACCTTAAGTGAAACAGGAAAAATTGGATTATCTAGCCTTGATCCATCTAACAGAGCATTGAATATGATTAATTCAGGATCTAAGGGTAAACCAACTAATATTGCCCAGATGGTTGCTTGCTTAGGACAGCAAAATGTAGATGGTAAAAGAATTCCATATTGTTTTGATAATAGAACATTGCCTCATTATTATAAATATGACGATTCTTCTGAAGCTAGGGGTTTTGTAGCAAATTCATTTATATCTGGACAGACTCCACAAGAGTATTTCTTTCATGCTATGGGTGGTAGGGAAGGTTTAATTGATACAGCTGTAAAAACTTCAGCTACTGGTTATATTCAAAGAAAATTAATGAAAGCTATGGAAGATTTAAAAGTTAATAATGATTATTCTGTTAGAACTAGCTCTTCTATTATCGTTCAATTTATATATGGTGGAGATGGCATGGATTCAATATCTGTAGAATCACAGCCTCTTATAGTTACTAAATTAGATACAAAGAAACTTATTAATAAGTTTCTATTTTCAAAAGATTTTGAATGGGAAAATGTATTAGAAGCAGAAGTATTAAAAACCATGAAAAAAGATAAAGATTATATTAATAAATTAGATGACAATTTTCGAAATATTTTAAATATTAAAGAATATATAATTAAATATATCTTCAAATATAATGATATTGAAAATAATATATATTATCCAATTCATTTCCAGAGATTAATACAAAATATTTGTGGTATTCCAAATAAAAATAAACATTTATCCGATATATCCCCACTTGAAATTTTAGAAGAAAATAATAAATTAAAAGATGGTCTAATTGTTTCAGAAGATTTTAAAAATAATACTATTTGTAGTATATTAATTGATATTCATTTGTCTCCAAAAATATTAATAAACGAATATAGAATTACAAGAGAACAATATGACGAACTTATTAATATAATTGTTATTACTTTTGCTAAATCTAAGATTTCTCCAGGTGAGATGGTTGGTGCCATCGCCGCTCAAAGTATTGGTGAACCTGCTACTCAGATGACACTTAATACGTTTCATTATGCTGGTGTAAGTAAGGGCAAAACTAATGTAACAAGGGGTATCCCACGTTTAACAGAATTATTGCACATAAGTAAAAACTTAAAAACACCAAGTATTAAGGTTTATATTAATGATAAGTATAATGAAGATAAAAATAAATGTAATTATATTAAAAATAAATTAGAATATACGACCCTTAATGATATTGTTTCACACAGTGAAATACATTATGATCCAAAACATATACATTATGATACAAATATAGAAGAAGATAAAGGGTTTTTAGAAATATATAAAATGTTTCAAACAATGGAAAATAATTATGAAGAAGATGATAGTATCTCTCCTTGGATTATAAGGTTTAAGTTTAATAAAGAAATTATGTTAGATAAAGGTATTATTATGGAAGATATCTATTTAGCAATTACTAAATATGATTCAGAAAGGATTAAATTTATATATTCTGATGAAAATTCAAAAGAATTAATTGGTAGAATCTCAATTGTATCAGAATCACTAAAAGGTGAAGAAGATGAATATAATGGATTAGAAGATCAAACAAATATTATTGATATATTTAAAAATGTAAAACAAGAAATGTTAGAAAATGTTGTTATTAAAGGTATTGAAGATATTACAAATATTGTAATGAGCGAAGAAAGGTATACTAAGAAAGAAGATGGAGAATTAGTTGATAAAAAACAAATGATTCTAGAAACAGATGGAACAAATTTATTAGATATATTAGCAAATGATTATGTTAATAGCAATAAAACTATATCTAATGATATTCTAGAAATTTATGATATATTAGGAATAGAAGCAGCAAGAAATGCTTTAATAACCGAAATAAAAGGAGTTGTTGAATATGAAGGTTCTTATATTAATAATAGACACATTGAATTATTATGTGAAGTAATGACTTCAACTGGTAGTCTTATATCAATTAATAGGCAAGGTATTAATAGGGGTGATATTGGACCATTAGCAAAATGTTCATTTGAAGATACAACTGATCAACTTATTAAAGCTGGTATTTTTGGAGAAGTAGATAAATTACAGGGTGTTTCAAGTAATATTATGTTAGGTCAAAGGATACATGCTGGAACAAATGATAGTGAATTATTAATTGATGAAGTAAAATTATTTAATCAATTAACAGCTGAAGAAGATGAAGAAAGTGGTGATATTGATAATATAGATGACAAGAATATAGATGAATTATTTGATAATTCAGGTGAATATGTAGAAGGATGCGAAGATGAAGATTTTAATTTTACAATTGGTAATTTATGAGTTCATTAAAGCATTACGTATTTGTTCATCACATCTAGATGTTAGATAACTAAAATTTTTTTTCCTAATTTTCCCACTTAATATATCTTTAGATATTGCAGTACAGTCTGGTAATATATCATCTTCTAAATCATTACTAGAAGATGGTTGATCTAAATTTACTGGTTTAACATTAAATTTAACTACTTTTTTTTCTACTTTTGGTGGAATATTTATTTTAAATTTATTCAATGATATTTTTTGATTCGGAGATGTCATTGGTTTTTGAATAGATTGATTTGTTGATAAACTAAATGGTTTATCTTGGCCGAATGGTTTAGCAGGTTGATTTAATGGTTTATTGGGTTGATTTAATGGTTTATTGGGTTGATTGAATGGTTTATTGGGTTGAATGGATGGTTTAGCATCAGCACCTCGACCAAATGATTTATCAGGCTGACTGAATGCTTTATCTTGACCGAATGCTTTATCTTGACCGAATGCTTTATCTTGACCGAATGCTTTATCTGGCTGACCAAATGATTTATCTGGCTGACCAAATGATTTATCTGGCTGACCGAATGGTTTACCTTGACCAAATGGTTTAGCTTGACCGAATGGTTTAGCATCTACCCCTTGACCAAATGATTTATCGGGCTGACCGAATGGT